TGTCTTCGAATTTATATTTACAGTCTCCCATTATTGTACATTGAATGCGTAAACAGAGTCTCCTTTCTTTGCGATGAGTGAATCATCGGTTGATAAGAAGTTTTCATAAAGAGATTTAAAAGTTTTCAACTCTTCTTGAACCTCTGTTAATCGCAAATTTAACAAATTATTTGATTCTTCCAAACTTTTTATGGTGTTTTTTAATTCCATAGGGTCCATCTCCACGTATTCTGGAGAGTCTTCCAGCCATAATGCTAAGATTTGAGCGTATTGCTGAGTCATATCAGCATCAGACTTCAGCATATAAGGAAACTCCTTTAGTGCGTGAATGACACTCGCATGGTTCTTTTGAAATTGATTGGCTATGTACTGGAGAGTAAAACACATTTCATCTCTCATTATCTTGTAGCAAATTGCTCTTGCTTTGACAACGTCATCTGTTCTTTTTCGGTCATCAACATCACACTTAGTTACAGATTTAACTATGTTCTTTAGTGCTATTACCTTGTGTTCGTTCATCATCTTTTTTAATATATAAATTTAAGTTAATTAAGTCTAAGAACTCATCCATCTCAATGAGTTTAATATCGGACAGAATTAAAAAGTCTGCCTCATCCAATTGAATTACTTCAATAGCAAAGGGTACTGGCTCCTCGTTGTAGATTATGATGCCTCCCATTACGTGAGAGGTTATTAGATCTTGAGGGATAGGTATGACACACTGTTCAATATGCTTTGCTATCTCCATAGCTAAGGGTAGATTGATTTCAGTAAAGCTTTCCATAAAATCATCTGTCACATCGTAACCTTTAGCCTCTATATACTTCTGTCTTAACCCCATGTTTATCTAATTCTTTTAATCTATACTCTTGAAGGGGAGATAGTTTACCCTTTGGTTTTTTTACCTCTGAAAATATAACACCACAATCAGGTGGTATCGCTACTAAATCAGGTATTCCATTCTTATTAGTTTTAATTAGTTTTATAACGTAGTATCCCTCCTGTTCTAACTCTTTTATTCTTTTAGATTGGATTTGTTGTTCGGTCATACTACAAAGTTAATAAATCTCTCTTGAAATGTTTCAGTGTATAATCCTTCTTCTTAATAACTGCCTTGTATATATCTTTCTCAATACCGCCTTTACTAAATATCCAGTACACATCATTCTTTAATCTATCTTTGGTTGTCATTCTATCTCTTGACTGCCAGTAACTTGTAGCACTAAAGTCTATGTTGTAGTAAACTAAAGCATCAGCTTGGCGTAGAGATATTCCCTCACGACCACTAACAATTTGAAGAGCAATGTTCTTATCAGTAGAGTTAAAACACTCTAAGTCAGTGCATATGTCATCACCAAACACCTCTTTCAAAGCATTGAGTTCTTCCTTGAACTTATAGAATATCCCTATCTTCTTACCTTCAAACTTTTCTCTAATGAACCAAGCCTTACTGGTATCAAGTACCATAGAGTTACCGCTTTCAAATTTAATAGTACCACTACATAGCTGGTGAATCTTAGTCATCAGCTTTACGGAAGTGTCAGCCAGTATAACCTCGTTGTCTCCCTCCACAACCAAATCCTTTTTAAGCACTTTAATTATCTCATAGGTCTCTTTCTCCATCTGAACCTCTAACACTTTCTCTATGGTCTTTGTAACGAATCCTGCGTCCTTTTGACTATAGCTTATGGTGTATGGTTTCATTGCTTCAAGTATCTTCTCTGAGCCTCTTGAGTAGTCGTTGATATACATACCACCAACCTTTATCTTGGTAACGCTAACGTACTGATGAGCAAACTGATAGAAGTTCTTGAACCTTCTAAAAGGATTGTTAGGTATACAATACACTTGATGATACATCTGTGAGTAAGCCTCTGGTGTAGGTGTTCCGCTAAGCAAAATGATATAAGGGTTAGAATGAAAAACAAAATCCTTAAACTTTTTAGCACGACCACTTGGCTTAGGGAAAGCACCCATACCATGAGCCTCATCTGCTATAATGATATCCCATCCTTTCTTGTCAAGCTTATGCATTGACTCGTAGTTGATTACAGTTAATTTAAAGTTTGGGTTAAGCAGATTATAATCTGATTCAATACTTGATATAGCTTTCTTCTTGGTAATAAACAAAACCTTCTTAGGATTTAGTTCTGAACATATCCCTAAACTCGTTAGGGTTTTTCCAGTCCTTACCTCCATTGCTAAATACAAGAACCTATGGGTACGGATAATTTGCGTACCTCTTGATATAATATCCTTCTGATAATCTCTAAACTCTATCATATCTTTATCTCTGTTTGTTTGTTGTAGTGAGATTTTTGTACAAACTTTATCCACTTGCCAATAGAATCTCTACCACTTACTGGTTTGCAATTATACTTATATTTACTGTATTCCACCAAACATTTAAAGAAATATTGTCTCGACCAAGTGAACTTAGACCTTGGGGCATAGTCGGGATACTCCTCAGTAAAATCAAAGTAAAGTTTATTTACGTGAATGACATCACCCATTCTAAGTAACTCGTTAGGAGTTCCAAATACACCACACCACTCAGCAAAGTCATTAGATGTGGTATTCATAAACGACTTCAATGCTTGATTAACAAGTTCACTCTTGAGTAATCCATTCTCCAAGTACATCTGCAAACAACTAATCATAAAGTTATCAAACTGGCACCACTCGTTCTCATCCCATTCTCCAAAGAAATGTTTACCAAACTCTACAAGAGGTGTAAACTCTTTGGTGTAATGCTGAGCAAGTTCTAACTCCCACTTCCTTCTAACAAAAGAGTTACCAGTACCTTTGATTGCATAGTTAGTAGTGATAGCAATCTTAGGAGACTTACTGAATGGTATCTTGATGGCATCTTTATTCTTCTTTTCAAGAGTCAAACCCTCTGTTACTACAGAGAACAATCTCTCAAAGTCAAAGTGCTTCTTCACATCATCAAAGCATAGTAACTGAGTATCTGCTGATACCAACTGATAAGCAAATGACTTCTCAAAGTTAAAAGCTTTACCATCAATAACAACTAACTTCTTCATCTGAGAAAGGCCTTTCATAAATAAACCTTTACCTGTACCACCTTCAGGGTCACCAGTCTCTGATATTACTTCATCATTAAGTATTACTGCTGGACAATACGATAGGTTCTTGTATGCGTGTAGCATATAACCAATGGTAGAGAACATAGACCTGATTCTTTTCTCTTGAGAGCCTGATATATTCTCTATGAATGTTTTAAAGTCACACTCAGTTACATCACAGATAGTAAAGTTTCTATCTATCACGTGATCCTTCCAAACGTATCCACCTAAATCTAAGTAGTCAATAGGTTGTACAACATCTTTAGTTACTTTGACTGCACAATTTTTGTAGTACAAATAAGCTGAGGATGCAGAGTCTTCAATAAAGTAAACATCTATAGATGCTAATAGAGTAAGAAACTCTTCTCTAAAGTACCTCGTGTGTTCAGCAAAGAAGTTATATATACTGGTATCATCCTCCTCCAACAGATAGTTTAACACGAAGTCTTTAATCTCTTTCTCTGAGGTGTGGTCGATGAGGTTATTGGTAACCTTTACAAAGACATAGTTCTTACTACCTTGTGGATTAAACTTGTAGAAACCATTGTCCTCTAAGAATTGTTTGAATAGTATGTGTACTATCTTGATAACACCCTTCTCACTCTTAGTCCAAAACTTGTATGTGGACTGCTCCTCTTCCAGCCTATCCAATACCGAATCAATATTGTCCACCTCTACATTTGTTTCTTCAAGTTGAATCTTGATTTCTTTCTTAGACAATCCTCTACGTATCTTTTGCTTTACTTGATTTACCTTATCCTCATCCTCGTAATACTTTGTTCCAAAGTTTTGTTTATGTGAGTATGCAGACTCGATAGTTCTTTTTATTTCAGACAAGGGAAAGTCTTTACTTTCGTAGTTGGACATCACGTACTCAGCTAAGGTTTGGTTTACACCAAAGTCATTGAATGCCGCTGCCAATACGTAGATGTTGTTGTTTCTCTCGCCAGTTTTTAGACCGTACTTTTTATCCCACCACTTAACCAATATATCAATAATCTTATTTTCATCTGTGATTGGTATGGTAGGTATGTCTCTATGCTTTACTAACTCTTGATGCTCTTGCTCTTCAATAACATCCCAAGTATGAGATAAATCATTGACATAGATTAAAGGATCATAAGATTCGTAGCACACTCTTGATATGTTCTTTGATGTAGTATCAAAGTATGGACTATCGAAATGTTTTTCAAGTGAGTTGAAATAGTTCTTGTGGTTCTCTTCATCGCCAGGTATCTTAACCAAAGCCTTCAAGCCCTTACCACTTGGTGAAATAAACACAGAGTATATAAACTTATCTCTTGATAGCTTCTCCTTATCCTCCAGTAAATCTTTATTTGTATTGTATCCATCAAAGTCCAAGCAAATCAAACCACTATGCTCTGTAATATGATTATCGCTACGCTTTGAGAACTTACCACTAAAGCATATAGCTGGTAGTGATTGCTTTAGTATATTCCTTTTTAGCTTATCCTTCTCCTTCCTTATCTGTTTAACCAAAGACTGAGAAGAGCCTTGCTTTATTCTTTCTAATACCACATCTACCTTTCTGTAAAAAGGTTGTGAAGTATCCTTAATATCTTTAAATATTGTAATTTCCATTTATTCTGTGTTGATTTAGTGTTAATCTATTTTTACCTAACTATCTCTATATTAGTTATTTATATTTTTTTATGTTAAAATGTTAAAAATAAAATAAATATATAGTATAAGAGTATTAGTAGTAAAAAAAATATATATATAAATATATAGTAGAACTTTCTGTTTGACATTTTAACATTGATAAAAGAAAAGAAAAGGGACACGAAGTCCCCTTTCGTTATCTTAGTTTCCATTTAGAAAGGAAGGTCAGCATCCTCTGTGTGAGTTGCCTTCTCTACCTTTGGTTCTGGTTTCCAAGTATCCACTGCAACATAGTGCGTACGACCATAGTCATCAGCTTCTCTTCTTTCTTGAACGATTAGTTTGATATACTTTTTCCCTTCGTATTCAAACACGTGTTCTTTTGGTAGGTCTGATAAGCATACGCTTACTGCTACTTGTTGTCCATCAAACTTGGACTTACCATTTCCGACATAGATTTTTTCTTCTGCCATAATTATTTATTTAATAAGATTTGCTCCAACATTTCTGTTACTGCCTCATAGCACTCAAGTGCTTCGGCTCGTGTTTTATGGTCGGTTGGAACTTGCAACCATACTACACTATTTTTTTTCTTAAAGAGTTTCCCTAACAACGTAATCATCTATACTATCTATTGCATTCTCGCTAAAGAATTGGTTATACACTTCTACTGCTCGTTCCACCTTATCCTTTCCATTTTCAAGGAAGTTATCTGATGGATAAAATATTCCTAACTCGTAGGATAATTTATCTACAACATAAAACAATAGTGGCTTATCAAATAGTTGTTGGTATATATAAGCTTGACTATCGTAGTTGTACTTACGTGCAGAGTATTTAAAATCTTTTATATTGGATGTAGTCTTTAGATCTATGAGTGAATCTGTTGTGACTATATCTGCTTTACCTTTCCATTTTAGCCCCATAATCTCTTGTACTGCTGGAACTTCATACTCATTACTATCATCGTATATAGCATCGTAAAACTCAAGGTTGTTCTTCATTGTTTTCATAGCCTTATCAACGGCTTGTTTTTCTTTACTAAGCATCATAAGAGGTAGTCCATAACTTTTCAATACATCCTTGTATTTCTTGGTGTTTCTACTTGAAACATCTACGCAGTTGTATTCATCTGTATGAACCTTGTGTGGCTCAAGCATTGCAGTATGGAAGTATCTTCCTATTAGCATTGCCTTTGTCATCTCCTTCTGAACGCCAAATTCTTTTGGGTTGTTAAGTAAAGTTATTATGTCAGAGTTGGAAAGCCATTGCCTTCCATACTCTCCATAATAATGTTCATCAAGCTGTAGCTTTTCTAAATGCTCTTTCATTATACGTGTTTAGAAAGTTCTTTCTTGACAGATGCCTTAATGTTATATTTAACCTCAAGGTTCTTGACAATTTTAGGTAAGCCTAACTCTTTATTATCTACAATATACTTGATAACCTTGTTCCAGTTAGAATCATCTATATTCAGTTCTATTGTTTTTAGAGTCTTTGGCTTAGCTTTTGGCTTAGCTTTCACTGTCGTTGGCTCCGATATAGTTTTGTTTAGGTCTTCGCCTATCCACAAACTTAATCCCAATCCATGCATTGCAATAGCTTTGGCAGTAGATCTTTGTATTGCAGTATTGACATCCATTGATGTAATCTTATCTAACTTAATAGATTGATTTCTGTAATCCATAATTGGAAGATAATCAATATGTTCAATGCCATCAATAATGATTCCTACCTTTACATAAGCCGTAGTTCCATCACTAAAAAAGTTCAATCCAGTATGCTCACTTTCGTAAACAATTCTTTGAGCAGTAGGGTATTGCTCCTTAATTAAACTCCAAGCACTTGCCCAAGACAAGTAGCTAAACTTTCCTTTCTTCTCTATTAAATCTTTAATTTCAATAGAAGATAACCTTTTAAAATAATTTTTATCCATTTTTATCTAATTTGTTTAATAATTTTTGTTTTGCAGAATACTTTTTAAGTGTTTTCTCTCTTGATATTTTAAGACTTTTGATGTACTTATCATTCTTTCGAGTGTTCATCTCATCTTGTATTCTGTTTTCAATCATAAGAAGCTTTCTTTTGTAGTTCATCATAGAAAGTAGTATGACTCCTCTCTTCCAACCATTCTTTGTAAGAACAATCAGTTCCTCATCTGTAAATTCTTTGAAGTAATCTCCACCCTTAGTGGTATTGATAAGTTCAATCTTGTTAGGATACTTGTTAAGCATTACTCCTAACTTAATAAATGATTCCTTGTGATAGTCAATGGTTTGTATGGTACCCAAATCATCAGAAGCTTCGTTGTATAAATCTGTAAGACTATGCATTTGTAATGTCTGATATTAGTTCCTTAAAGTCAGTATCACTATCTATCAGTTCCTTAGCTTTCTTGTATCCATGTATGATAGTTGAATGGGTAACTGAATGCCCATTCTCCTCCATAAACCTCTGAATATAAGATATTCTAATAGGTCTTTCCATACATAGATAGTAAAGCATTTGTCTGGCATCTACACAATCTCTTCTTCGTGTTTTATCAAACATTTGATCAAGAGATAAATGGAATTGCTTAGCAATAGCCAATGCATATTTATCGAATATTTCCTTTTTCATTTAATTAAATTTGATTAGTCGGCTAATGTACAATTTTAATATAACTTTAGCAAGACTTGTTTATACTTTTTTATTTTCTTCCTTTCTGCATTGCACCCTATATAGTATGAGGTAGCCAATTAGATCTAACATTGTATCCTCTGTTTTATCGTTGAGTCCCATTGTCTTGATTCTACTTAACTTATCATCTATTCGTGCAAGAATACCTTCCTTCGCTGAAAGCTTTGAAAATATTTTTGGAGGATCATTGGCAGTATCTCCATATGCTTTGTTCTTTTCAAGTAGCAACATTACTACCTCTCTTGCTACCTCCTTAATTAGTTCATCAGTTTTCTTCATCTTACTTTAAATATTCGTTAATTCTACTTACACTTAGTTCCATCATCTTTGCGATACCCTCTTTAGAGTACCCCAACGAATGCAGAAATCTTGCTAAGTTTTCTTTAATTTTGGTTTCATCCTTCACAACATTTGTGTAGGTATTGTTATTACTATTTCTGTTCATCTTGATTTTTCTTAAAATTATCTACTCGCTTTTCAAATTCTTTCTGTCTTACTTGTACTCTATAGTCAAAGTAAAGATATAAAGAAGTGTACGCAATACCAAGTATGCATAGTATTAATGTAATAGCATCTGATATACTCATAACTTATCTATTAATTGTTGTAGTTTTTGTATTAATCGTTTGTTGGGGAACGGCTTGAGTTTCTCCATTAATACCTTACGCCATAATATGATTTTTCTTATGTTCCTTTTCATAAATATCAGTTTTTAAGAACATATTCCTTAGCTTCTTTTAAAGTTTTTCCAGCAAATTCGTGACTCCAATCCACATACCATCCGATGCCGTCATCAAAGTTTGGATGATGATCTGCTAATTTAGTTAATGTTGTTGTAAATCTTCTTCCACAATCTATTTCTTCTTCTACACTCCAATTAGGTTCATCATATTGTACAACATTTATGAAGTCTCCTCCTTCAATATCAAATTCAGCACCCCATCCTGTCTCTTCCTCGAAAGTCCAAAACATATCAGGAAAGTCTTGAGCCATTTGCTTGATGATTAGTTCATCCATTGGAGACCAAGCAGTAGTGAAACGAAGTTGGTCATCATCTTTCTCAAATTCGTAGCATCCCCACTTAGTACCCCAATTAGAATGACACCAATCGTACCAATTATCGTGTCCGTACTTGTGTTTAAGTTCGGCAGACTTTGATTCTGTAATAGTACAATTCTCTGTGTCTCCAATTCTTTGTGGAGATGTAGTTCCCTCAAGTTCTTTAGGCATTGGCTTGTAGTATCTACAGATACCACCCACTTTTTCAATAGCATCTAAAATCTCTTGTCTTTCTTTGGTAATCTCACTACCAATAGAAATGTTGTGATAACAATGATTAGGCATAATTCTGTCTTGAGTTCTTCCATACGGAAACCTAAAAAATAATCTAACCCATCTTCGACTCTGTCGAGTAGGTCTTTCTTCACTTTAATTCTGTTTGACATAATAATTTAATTTAATTGATTAGTAGTGGGATGGAGGGTTGCGAAGCCCTCTAAAGTACGCATTACCATCCCCTCGTTACAAACAAGTATAAAAAGGAGAGCCGTGTTCTGCAGTATCCATCTCGGCTGATGGAGTCTTTTGCCGACTGACTATTTACGACTCTCACTTGTTTCATATCTCGTGCAAATATATAGTATAATTAGTTCATATCCTAATTATTCTTTGACATAATGGGAAATGTAGCTTTATAACTATAGATGACCTCCGTTTCCGTTGGGTAGTTCATACCTCCATTCAGACTCTTCACTTCTATCAGTAAAACAATCTTGCATACCAAATCCAAATTCATACTCAGATTCTGATAGTTCTCTTGCAAGTTCATCACAGAATAAATTTTCATTATCAAAAAGATAATCTGTTATTGATGCACCCACATCCGTATACTCTTTTAGTTTCTTTTCATCAACATCAATTTCTACCTCTGCGTACTTATGGTACACAGACCTTTGCATAATTTTAA